ATACTGGTGCAACTGGGGCAATGGGCGACACTGGTGCAACTGGTGCAATGGGTGATACTGGTGCAACTGGTGCAATGGGTGATACTGGTGCAACTGGGAGTACTGGCAGTGCGGGAGATACGGGGGCTACGGGGAGTACTGGCAGTGCGGGAGATACGGGGGCTACGGGGAGTACTGGCAGTGCGGGAGATACGGGGGCTACGGGCGATACGGGTGCGACGGGAGATATGGGACAGACTGGTGCGACTGGAGCAACTGGATCCACAGGCGATACTGGCGAAAAGGGAGATACTGGCGCAACTGGTGCAACTGGCACGATAGGTGATACTGGTGCAACTGGGGCAACTGGCGCAACTGGGGCATTTGGTCAATCTTTTTTACAATTATACATTGTTAGTCAAAGTGATCCCAGAACATTTGTTTTTAATTCATCGACAAGTGTTACCGCTAATTTTAATTATGGCACCATAGCATCAACTGAGCAATTTAATATTGTAGGCGCAAGTGCATATATACAATTTCAAATACCATCATTAGTAAGTGGAACTGATAATTCAATTATTGGAACTCAAAATTACAATATTGTATTAGTCAATAATGGAGTATCGCAATATTTTATAACATCTACTGGATTTGATGATCATTCTCATTATAGTTATTTAGGTGGCGATTTAATTTCAATGTTATTTGATGGAACATATTTAACCCTTTTTCAAAATGGTAATCTTATTGTTAGTCAATTATATAATAATGTATCACCGCAAGGATTTTATTGGTATACTACTGGAAATTTTACAGGAAGTATAACAATTAATGATATTAAAGGATTTCAAATGGCTTTGGCTTTAACTGGTGCAACTGGTGCTATTGGAGATACTGGTGCTATGGGGGATACTGGTGCTATGGGTGATACTGGCGCAACTGGTGCTATGGGAGATACTGGTGCTATGGGAGATACTGGTGAAACTGGTGCAACTGGATCAACTGGTGCAACTGGATCAACTGGTGCCATGGGTAATACTGGGGCTATGGGTGCAACTGGTGCAACTGGCGCAACTGGTGCCATGGGTAATACTGGTGCAACTGGTGCAACTGGATCAACTGGCGCAGGATTTCAAGTTCCAACTGGCACAACTGGTGCAGTTCTAACTTCTTCTGGTGGTATAGCTTATGGTTGGAGCAATCAAGTTATTCAAAATACTCAAAGCATTCAAAAATTACAATATGCATCGCCATTAAGAGTTGCCAATTCTGCCACAATTTATGGATCATTACCAAGTTCGCCACCAATGATCCCAACATCTTCGGCTACTCAATCAGGATATAATGGCTGGTTTTATCAAAATATAAGTTCTACATATAATAATATATCTTGGGCTAATTCATTTCAGCCAAGTTCATATGTGGTTAGCAATCTTAAAGGATTTTATTTTACATTTGTGAGTTTGACGACAACATCAAAGCCATTCATATCTGTATATACTTTACCAGCAACACCTCCAAACTTCTATAATTCAAGAAGAAGTTATGTCCCAGCATCGGCACCGGCTGTAATAACGGCCGGAATTCCTTATATATATTATTATATGTTTGATAATTCATATCCAATCCCATTTAAATACTTACATACTGCAGTTGCATTAACTTTATCACCAGTTAATCCAGTTAATGCATTTGGTGCTAATGAATTGCTCTATTACATGAGTGTGAATACAAACAGTATTTCCGCGGTTAATACAGAGAGTTTAATTATTGGAGAATCTGGGTGTATAATTGATACTGGCGATGGCGCACTTATTCAACCATTTGCTTTCAATGGCTCAGATGTATATAGCCCAAATAGTTATACAACTATCACCCAAGGTGCCGGGACAATTACGCCAACTATTTCAAATAATGGAACTACTTATATCGCAACTGCTAATTTTACAATATCAAATTCTGGATTGGGCGGAGTTCCTGCTGGATTCTTTATTAAAGTACATGGCTCTTCAGTAAATAGAGTTATTACTTATAATACTTCAGCAACTATTACAGTATTTGCCTCTGTTGTAACAACAAATGCCGGTGAGGTAATATTTTATTGGACTGGATCATCATTTACTGCATATGCTTAAAATATAATAATAATTATTTTTTTTTTGTTTATTAGTATACATATAACAAAGAAAGGAAAAGATGCCCAATTTGCTAAAGTCAGTTTCAAAAGGCTATTACCGCCAAAATTCCATCAAACGAGAGAGTAAAGATATGATGGCAATTATTGAGTCTAATTTAAAGAAAAAAAATGCATTAGCAGAGAAAGAAGAAAAACCCACAGAGGGCGGGGCAGTTAAACGCCAATTAAAAAAATTCGATAAAAAAATTAAAGAAAAGACCATGATTTAATTAATTTATCTATATTAGATAAATAAATATATTACTATATAAATAAGATATTATAAGATATTATAAGATGCCAAAAAAAGAAGTTGACTATTCCAAAACAGTTATTTATAAAATCGTATGTAATGATTTAACTATTACTGAATTGTATGTTGGATCAACCACGCAATTTATTAAACGAAAATATCAACATAAAACTAACTGTAATGGTAGTTATAAACAATCAGAATATAAAGTCTATAAAACAATTAGGGACAATGGAGGATTTCAAAACTGGTCAATGCTACAAATTGAAGAATTTCCTTGCGCAAATGGAAATGAAGCAAGGACTAGAGAGCGATATTGGTATGAACAACTAAATTCAAAATTAAATGATAGGCGACCAAAATTAACTGAAGAAGAAATTGAACGGTATCATACTATATCATATCAAAAACAATTAGAATTACATCCAGATCTACAACAAAAAAAATACCATAGAGCATTAGAACTACATACAAATTTTGGGCAAAAACGATATCAGCGACAATTAGAACTAAATCCAGATACTGCAAAAAAATATTATCAGAAAAGATTAGAACTACATCCAGATCTAAATGAAAAGAAAAAACTCGATATATATATTTGTGAGTGTGGGTCGCGTATTAGAAGAGATAATAAATCAACACATGAAAAATCATTAAAACATCAAAATTATATCAAATCATTAAATGTGGCCGTAGATGCATAATCGATATTAATTATTTTTTTTTTTGCATTAGGAAGTGCCAATAATTAAATAAAACATTATAAAAAATATTTATATATAACATTGTTTTTTGAAACTATAAACAAAATGAGCATGAATTTTGAAGGAACCGGAATGCCTATAGCGGTAATAAAAAGAGATGGCGAGAAAGTAAAGGGAAAAAAAAGAAAAGACACCGAAGTATTTTTAGATGAAAATAGTGAGGCTCGTAATAACTACCCAGAGCTATATTTAAAGGCGGGGGAAAAATTTCAATATATACCAGATGATAATAAAGAAAGATTTATTTCTTATATATGTGGTGCGTCTGGATCCGGTAAGAGTTATTTTGCCAGTGATTTAGCCAATGCATATAAAAAACAAAACCCAAATAATACAGTATATCTATTATCGTATGTAGATAGCGATAGTAGTATCGAAAGAGTTAAAGGCATTGAAAGAATTAAATTAGATGATGAATTTCTCGCCACTGAGTTAAATACTGATGATTTTGCAAACTCATTAATTGTGTTTGATGATTGCGATGCAATAACCGCAAAAGCAATGAAAGCAAAATTACGAGATTTATTGGGCAAATTACTAAATACTGGGAGACATGTGAGGGCATCTGTAATATATTTAAGCCATATTGCATGTGGTGGACTTGAAACTAAAGGTATATTAAACGAAGCTCACTCGATCACGTTTTTTCCGGCAACTTTGGGTGGAAGATCACGATCTTATTTATTAGGACAATATCTTGGATTTAGTCGCAAGCAAATTGAGGCCATTGATGATATTCAAGGTCGTGCAATCACAGTCGTTAAATCTTATCCAATGGTTATGGTGACTGAAAAAATGATAATCCCTTTAAAAAAATTTGGGCGTTAAGATGTTGGGAATATAATTCCTAAATTAGTTATTTTATATGGTGTATTTAAAACTGTAATTCTTCTATATACTACATCATAAATATATTGAATAGTTCTTTGATCCAATTTATCTAAATTAATATGTGTACCATTTGTAGAAATATTTAAAATATCTTTTTCTGCAATTTCAGGATCATCTTCATTTTCTATATAATTCATTATAATACTTAATAATACAATTTTTGTGTCTTTGTTCATATATTGAACATTTTCAAGAATATATGATATTTGTTGTTGCATTTTACATACATATACATACATATACTATATTATAATTTTATTTTATTTTTAAAATTCGTCGTGAAATGGTAGTTGTTTAAATACTTTTGACAATTGATTCCATGCTTGTAATCGTAGTCTATAGGATTTTTGATATTCATTGTATTTATCTTTATTTTCTAATTGATAGTTTTTTGAATATTGTACAAATTTTTCTTTTTCTTTTTGTGCGTATTTTTTTTGCCATACTCTTACTTGCTCTTTGTTCTTTTTTTGCCATTTTTTTACGGATTCCCGGCGTTGTTCGGTGATCTTTTCATATTTGGCATAAACTAAAGGGTCGACTTCCAGTTGAACACACTGCAAAATTTTATCCATCGCACCCATTCTATCCAATGGATCCAGTTTCTCCACATGATCTAGTATTTCCAGTATATCTTTTGTATCCAGTACTATCAATCGTTGCG